TTGCATTTAAAATACAAGAATTACTTGGTAAAGAAAAAGTAACTTTGATTGATACAACCAAGTTAAACATATTTCCGTGTGAAGGTAATGTGTCATCTAAATGGGGAAATCATTGTGGAACAAAAGACGCTTCATTAAAAGATAAAGATAAAAACCCTACAGGTGATCATCGTTGTTGGGCTAGTATAAATAATAAAAGTGATGAATTATGGAAAATAAGTAAAGAATTATTTGAAAGTGATACCGTTTTGTTTTTTGCTAGTGTGAGATGGGGTCAAACCAACGGTTTTTATCAGAAATTAATTGAGAGATTGACTTGGATTGAGAACAGACATTCTACTTTGGGAGAAAAAAATATAGTAAAAAACATTGACGCAGGTTTTATTGCAGTTGGACAAAATTGGAATGGTAGAGACGTTACAAAAACACAAAAAGACGTTCTTGAATTTTTTGGATTTAAAACACCTGATGAATTGTTTTGGAACTGGCAATTTACTGACAATCCACTTGATGAAACATCTAGATCATACAACAAGGCAATTACTGTATTTGATAACACTTTTGAAATATGAATAAATTAACTCAATTTTTAGTAGACAGTTTATTAAATGATCCAAAACCAACATTAAATGAAGGTGGTGCTTATGGACATTTGGCACATCCATATGAAGATATGGAATTAACATTCCAAGATTTAAGAAACATGGTAGACCAAGCATTACTTGGTGATTTAAAAGCATTTGAAAAAACAGACGGTCAACAACTTTCTTTTACATGGAAAGATGGACAATTGAGACTTGCAAGAAACAAAGGACATTTAAAAAATCAAGGTCAAAATGCATTAACTAAAGATGGTATTAAAGTAATGTTTTCTGATAAACCACAAAACATTCAAGATGCGTTTAGTTTTGCTGTGGATGATTTATCTAATGCTTTATCAAAAGTTCCGAGAGAAGAATTAAATCAAATGTTTGGTAATGGTAAAAAGTTTGCAAGTGTTGAAGTAATTTATCCAGCTACAAAGAATGTAATTCCATACAACTTAAGTATGTTGGTATTCCACGGAATTATTGAATATAATGATTTAGGTGAACCAATTGCGGGTGGTGATGCTGAATCTGGAATTATACTTGGCAATTTAATTAAAAGTGTAAATGCTGATGTACAAAATACATTTACTATCAGAGGACCAAACAAATTATTGTTATCTAAGGTAAAGAATTTACCACAAAAAAGAAAACAATTTATGACAATGATTGATCAACTACAAGGATCATTCAGTGATCAAACAAAAATTATTGAGTACCATAAAAATTGGTGGAATAATTTTATCAGAGAAAAAGCAGATTCATTTGGATATTCAATTTCACCTGAAGTATTGAATTTATTAGTCAAAAGATGGGCTGAATTTGATAAAAGTGTTAGCATAAAAAACATTTTAAAACAAATTGATAATGAAGAATTTAAGAATTTTGTTAGCGTTTTTGATAAAGAAAATCATGAACTACAATACAAAAACAACATTAGACCATTTGAAGAACTATTTTTAAAATTAGGAGTTGAAGTATTGAAAAATGCTGCTGGTTATATGGCTTCTTCACCAGATGAAGCTGCAAAACAAATAGCAAATGATGTATTAATACAAGCAAAAACAATTAAGTCAAAAGGTGCAACTGAAGATCAATTAAACAAATTAAAGAATGAGTTACAAAGATTAAAAGTTGTTGGTGGATTGAAAAAAATTGTAGGTTCAGAAGGATTAACATTCTTTTATAATGATAAAATATACAAATTAACTGGTCTTTTTGCTCCTGTTAATCAAATTTTAGGATTATTAAAATATCAAAGATAAATTTAGTTATATATAATATAAAGGTTATTCAATCATATGAAAAAAGCATCAGGTAAAAGCAATATATCCATTGTAAGAGACTATTTTGACGGAAACAGACCATTTGTTCAAGTTGGATATGATCCAAATTTAGATAATGGTAAAAGAAAAGAAGGTGAAATCTGGGAAGATAGTCAAGGAAATAAATGGATGTGGAAAAATGGTAGCAAAAGAAAAGTACCTAAACTTGCTCAAATTAAAATTGAACAAAGATGTAATATTTGTAATGCAGATACTAAATGGGGCAACTATTTGGATCAAAAAGTTTATCCAAAAACAGGTAGATGTTATGACTGCAATATTGCATTTGATAGTAAACTAAAAATACTTGGTGTATTTCAAGATTATGAGAAGCATAAAATTTATAAAAGTATGCTTTCTGAAATGAATGATTTCAAACAACAAATGACAGAAAGCCTTACTTATCTTGAATCAGACAGTTCATTACCTAAATTACAATATTTCAATGAAGATGGGTCACAAGAATTTTGGACAGATGATACTGATATGAAGAGTAAAGTATTAACTGATCTTAAAAAGGATTTGTTAAGCCTTAACCAAAAAATTGATGAATTGAATAAAAAAATAAGTGAATTGAATTATGATTCATCAATTGAAGAAAAAGCAAAACAAATGACTTTGGAGAAACTTAATAGTCAAGATAAATGAGTGTACAGAAAACATTAAAAGATGTAATCAAAGATGAATACAAGAGATGTCTTGTAGAACCTATGTATTTCATGAAGAAATACGTAAAGATTCAACATCAAACAAGAGGTATTATTCCATTTGAATTGTATCCATTCCAAGAAGAAACATTACAAGACTTTATTGATCATGATAGAAATATTGTACTAAAGTCCCGTCAAATGGGTATTTCTACACTTGTTAGTGCGTATGCTTTATGGACAATGATATTTAATCCAGGCAAAAACGTATTGATTTTATCTACTGTACAAAATACTTCAAAAGAAATTGTATCAAAAATAAGACTTGCAAATAACAATCTTCCCAGTTGGTTAAAAGTACCAACAGTTGAAGATAATAGACTATCATTGAAGTTTAAAAATGAATCAAGAGTTCTTGCAGCATCTTCAGCCGCTGATAGCGCACGTGGTTTCAGTGCTTATTTGCTTGTAATGGATGAATGTGCATTCATTGAAAACGCAGAAGAAGTTTGGACATCTGCTCAACAAACAATGGCTACTGGTGGTAGAGCTATTTTATTAAGTACACCAAACGGTGTAGGTAATTTCTTCCATCAAATGTGGGTTGACGCAGAATCAAAGAAGAACACATTTAAAACAATTAGATTAAAGTGGGATAGACATCCAGAAAGAGATCAATCATGGAGAGATAGACAAACTGCAGAATTGGGTATCAAACGTGCTGCACAAGAATGTGATACTGAATTTTTGTCTTCTGGTAATACCGTTGTTGATACTGCAATTATTGAAAATTATAGACACAATAAATGTAAAAGTCCAGTAGAAATGCGTGGAGGAGATCATGGATATTGGATATGGGATTATCCTGATTATAGTAGAGATTATATAGTTGCTGCGGACGTTGCAAGAGGTGATGGTGCGGATTATAGTGCGTTTCATGTTATTGATGTTGAAACAATGACTCAAGTTGCGGAATATAAAGGTCAAATAGGCACTAAAGATTATGGTAATATGTTGGTGAGTGTAGCTACAGAGTATAACAATGCTTTATTGATCGTAGAAAATGCAAATATTGGATGGGCAGTATTACAACAAATAATAGACAGACAATATCCAAATACATTCTATAGTAGTGCAGATCTACAATATGTAGATGTAGAAAAACAATTGACAAATAAGATCAATAGAGATGAAAAAAAGATGATTCCTGGATTTACCAATAGTCAAAAAACAAGACCCCTATTGATTTCAAAATTGGAAAGTTATTTCAGAGAAAATTTAGTAGAAGTACGTTCAATCAGATTAATTGATGAATTGTCAGTGTTTATTTGGGATTCAAATAAAGCAACTGCAATGAGAGGATATAATGATGATTTAGTTATGTCATTAAGTATTGGATTGTGGGTAAGAGATACAGCATTAAGACTAAGACAACAAACTATGGATTTAAACAGATCAATGTTAGGCGGAATATCAAGAGCTGGTGGTAGTCAGAATGTATATAAACCACAATCATTAAAGAGTCAAGAAGCTTGGCAAATGAATGTTGGATTAACAAATGATAAAAAAGAAAATCTAACTTGGTTACTCTAATATACTTATATATATAACTTATGGCAAATGAAGAATTTCAAATATTAAAACAAAGATCTCTTTTCTCCAAGTTAAGAAGACTGTTTTCCACTGATACAATTGTACGTAATGTAGGTGGTAAGAAATTGAAGGTAGTTGATACAGATCAAGCAATGTATGCAACTGACCGTAATACACTTAGAGATCGTTTTAATAGAATTAGAACTAGTGCATATAATCAATACAGCAGAGATTTCACATTAAGTTATCAAGCTGCACGTATTGAGTTATTTCGTGATTATGATACAATGGATATGGACCCTATCATTTCATCTGCACTAGACATTTATGCAGATGAATGTGTTACTAAGAATGAATTAGGTGATATTTTAACAGTCCATTCAGAAGATCAAAACATCAAAGAAATTCTAAATAATTTGTTTTATGACATATTAAATATTGAGTTTAATATGTGGAGTTGGACTAGAAACTTAGTTAAATATGGTGATTTTTATTTGAAGTTATACATTAGTCCTGAATATGGTGTATACTTTGTTGAACCAATGAGTTCATACAATGTTACCCGGGTTGAAAATAGTGATTTAAATAACAAGAATTATACAAAGTTTCAAGTTAATTTGCCTGAAGGCGGTAAGATTGAAGAACTTGAAAATTATCAAATTGCACACTTTAGATTATTGAGTGACAGTAATTTCTTGCCATACGGTAAGAGTATTATTGAAGGTGGTAGAAGAGTATGGAAACAATTATCATTGATGGAAGACGCAATGTTAATTCACCGTGTAATGCGTGCTCCAGAAAAGAGAGTATTTAAAGTTGACGTTGGTAATATTCCACCACAAGAAGTGGATCAATATATGCAAAAGTTGATGGACAAGATGAAAAAGGTTCCATATATTGAT